AAACCCTCGTGAGATTTCCGCCGATTATACTACATGCTGTGGTTTGTCAATATGTAAAGCACTAGATGTTGTGGTTTAGCGGGATAGGGTGCGGTTGAGTTGCTTGTCGGTAGCGATGGCATTACGCAGATGCTTGGCGAAGGTCGCGCTGACATTCACGCCAGCCCGTGGGGCAATCTCCTCCAGTTGAATCACGCGGTCGTATTGGCCGGGTTTGACGAACGCCACGACCATTTGCACGGCGGTGCCTTTGCCTGCGCGGATGCGTCGATATACGCCGGGTTCCAGCCCCTTCTGGTTGCGCGTCGGAATCATGAAATAGCCGATGGCGGCGGCTCGCTTGCCGCGGCCACGGGTAATGGTGGCCGAGAAGCCCTTGCTGACACGATCCATGCGCCACGATGCAGACATGATGGCGCGAATCTCACTTAATGCCTGGTTGCCATAGGCGTCTTTGCGGGCATTATCGGTAGCCACCGCAATGATGCCGGTGCTGATGACATTCATGGCCCGCAGCCAGCCTTCAAACTTCTTGAAACGACGACCGCCGCCCATGAAGTGATGACTCAGTGATTGACGGAAGCCGCCATCTTTGCGCAGACCCACCCAGGCCGATGGATTGCCCTTGGTGGCTTTTTCAACCACGATGGAACGGAGGGTAAAGTTGGGTTTGGGCCGGTCAAATACCCCGCCCATTGCCTGATGCACGTCTTCCCGCACCTTGAAAGCCAGATCATTGATCGTGCGCATCAAGGCAAACGGCATCTGACGTTTGGCAACGCTCTCGAAATAGCTTTGGACGCCCTTGCTGTCAGCGGTGATCTCAATTTTCATAGCAGTGCGCTCGATGTTCGACGGGTGGGTGGTTTCGGTGGCGGCATCATTGAGGGCGCCTGAACCAGCGGTTTCGGATCTGGCTTTTGTTCATCAATCGCCATCTTCCCCAGCCTGAACTCTGCCTGTTTGAAGCTGGGATTCAGAATCTTGAGTGCGGCCAGTGCATAGCCGCGACAGTCGAGCGCCTCATTGCGCGGTCTGGTTTTGTGCCACTCGCGCACAGGGAATCCCTTGACGTATCTGGTCATCAGCTTCTCAGCGGTAAGCTGATGGAACCACTCCTCGTCCCTATCCTCTGGAAAATGGCAGTAACCTGGTCCCGCATTGGCAATCGCTAACCGGCGCATGATGGTTAGCTTCACCTCGTCGGCCCCCACCATGAACAGGTCAATCTTGCGCTTTGATTTGCCGCTGCGGCGCTTGCTTGGCGCTGACACGATGGGCTTCCCCCAGCCGCCCATACCTTTGATGCCGTAAATCCTTCGTCCTCGTTTGCTGAAGAGCCATTCGTAGGCAGCTTGCGTATTCCCTCCCGTGCCGCCGGTATCTACTGCCGCACAGGTGATAGCCAAGTGAGCGCCGGACTCATGACGGAATGATTGCGAGAGAAAGTACTCCATGTCTTCCCACACGTCAGACTGCAATGGGTCGCCCCAAAAAACTCGATATTCGACAGACCACGATTCCTCGCCATGTCCCCAGGCCACCACTTCACATTCCAGTCGATCCTGTTGCATGTCGATGCCAGCCGTCAGGATGATGCCGCCCATCGGGACTTTGGCCGCGTAGCGTTCGCGACGTGACATCAGCACATGGGTTTCAGCCTGTTCCCCCATAGCTTCATAGGTTTCGGCCAATGAAACATTGTGAAATGCTTGCAAGTCATCAGAAGCCACCTTGTCGTGGTAGGACTGGACAACATCTCGCATCCTTCTGAACGTGCTGTATAGCTCGCTCATGTGAAAGCTTGCATGCCCCTTGAACGGCTTTTCAGCGCGCCATTCACCCTTGCGTATTGCGGCTATTCTCGCGCCGTCATCCCATAGAGAACCGCAGTCGCAACAAACGTACCTTGCCGATTCTGGATGCTGCTCTTCATTAGGCGAAGACTTGCCGTGCCATGTAACGTTGTCCCATTTAAGCGTTTGCCATGTCCCGCAATCACCGCATGGCACCCACCATCGACGCTTGTCTCCCAGCTCAAATCCAAGCTCGATGTTGCTAGATCCTTTAGTGGTGGGAGTGCTTGATTCGATAAGTACAGCTTCATCACCAAAAGCGGCATTACGCTGGTTTATTAGTGATAACGGCGACCCTTCAGCCGTCGCAAGATAACCGTCTATTTCGTCAGCCAAGACGATTGGGGCAGACCTACCCCGCAATGTTCGTGGACTGCCAGCCCAAGACATCATCAGCCAGCCACCTGGATATGACATGGCCTTTGAATTGTTGACCCCCTCTCTACTACGTTGCTTTGCAACCTTCTCCTTAATTGCCTTGCAAGTTCCAAGCATCGGCCTAAGTTTTGTTTCTAGGAACATCTTCATGTCCGTTTCACTTGGCATACAAAAGAGCTGTGACTTTGCGTCGTGGTCAATGTGATAACCAACAATTGCCTGCATGACGGTAGTCTTTCCAGTCTGCGCAGCCAGCATGTAGGAAATGCGACGGATTCCAGGCTCACGCACTGCGTCAATCATGCCGCGCTGCGGTGGAGCATTGGCAAACCGAATCGGACCAGGCGCGGCGTTACCGAGTGGTATTTTCAGATTATTCTCAGCCCATTCAGATGGCAGCATGTCGGGTGGCGGAACCAGATGAATGGCCGCCTTTTTCATCGCAAAGATGACACCTTGGATGTTTGAGAACAGGCAGCTATTCTCCATCATCGTCTTCGATATCGAAGTCATCGTTGGCCGACTGCTCAAGCGCTAGCGTCAGTTCAGCACGCAGCTTAGCCTTGAATGTCTTTTCGTCTGTCTCACCCAGCAACTGCAAAACAACTCTCGATGGCACATTGAGGATGTTGGTTCGGATGGTGGCCATCATGCGGGATTGCGTCATCTCGAACTCTCGAATAGGCGCAACCTCGCCACGAGCCTTGGCCAACTCTAATTCGGCCATCGCCGCTTCAGCGGATAGCTTTCTGCGTCTCGCATCTTCGATATCTGTTGGCGCTGATCCAGCGGCGGACTCTCTCTGTCGCTGACCCCACCAAGCGACAACATCTGGCAGTAGAAAAACCCACGGGATGCCTTTTGTTCCTCGTTGCTTGAATGGACATCCATCGCGAATCCATCGCTCAACAGTGGGAAGAGATACGCCCATTGCCTGGCTTAATTCCTGCCGGTTTAATTCCATTAATCAGTGCTTTTTGAAACAAAACATACGAATCAGAAGTTCTCGCAGATATCAAACACCGAGGTTCGCACTTCCCGCCCGCCAGGTCGCCGGGAAGGACCCGCGCTTTTCTGCCGCGACCTCACCACCACAGCGCCAACAGCATCAGGCCCAACGGAATGAGCAAGAGGAAGTCAGTCATGGCTCACCTCTAATCCTTCCGTCTTCACCCTGCATTCACCCAACAGCGCGAAGTACGCCGCACCGTCGATGAGGTCATCGATATGCAATTGCCCTTGCGATTCACGCGCCATCTTCACAGCCAGCAAGCAACGCCATACGTCGGCCTCTACCCAGTCATGGGCAGTCCATGCCCTGAGTATGGATGCAGCCCGTGCTGCGCTTCTCTCCCCAGTTGGCTGATCTCTCACGGCTGCTCTTTCCTTCATTGCGTCGAGTCCTGCTTGCAGGAAGTCAGCAGCATTCATAGCGCCTGCTCCACCAACCACTTAGCCACGGCAACAATCCCGTCAAAGCTCATATCAGCCCCTCGTTCACGCACCGTCGTCTTGATGCGATTCCATGTGCCGTCATTGCGAATACGGTCCAGAAATTCATGGCCATTCCATGTCAGTCCTGTCGCATAACACCAGGCTGGCCCAAGTGCTTCACGGCAACCACCTGTAATCAACCCAGCATCCCGCATAAGCCGCATGTGATAAGCGGCCTCATCCGGGTCAATGCCTGTCAATTCGTGGCTGCTGATCTGGCTTGATTCATCCGGCAACTGCTCAACGGCAATCAGGATGCGTCGCACCGTGTCCCAGTTGCGTTTCATAACGATCCAAACCCCGCACGATCCAGCATCAGCTTCAGTTCATTCTCAGGCCCGTACCAGCCGGGTGGCTTACCAATCTGCCCGTCAGCGCGGCGGTATACC